GACTACATTTAAATATTCTAGGAGGAATATTATGGCAAATACAACTTTTTCGGGTCCAATATTAGCCGGAGGTATTAAAAATACTACTGGTACTACTGTTGGTTCGGATATGAAAAACACAGGCTATGTGTTAATGTCACAAACAGAAGCTGTTGATCAAACAGCTGTTACTGGCACAACAAACATGATCATCCCTGCAAAGAGCCAATTGGTTTCGGCAGATTTATATGTAAGTGTTATATGGAGTGGCGGAGCATCTACAGCTGGCTTAGGTTATGTGGGTGATGCAACTGCATTTACCTCAACTACTGGTGTAGCTGGTGGTACTTTAGGTATCATTAAAATTACAGCTGGAGCTAACAAAGCAAGAGTTGATGCATGGGCAGACGTTGGAGACACGGATAGAAGATTACTTTTAACTCATGGAAACACCGGAGCAGGTGAAGGTTGGTTAACGGTTACTTATATTCAAGCTGTTGACGTCGGTTAATAACTAATAATTAAAGTGCTCCTTCGGGAGCACTTTTTAAGGAGATAAAAATTATGTCAATAACATCAAAAGTTAGACAATCGGTCGTGCTTACAGCAGATGGACAAGTACAGGCATTAGTAGGTGGTTCAGCAGCTAATATTACTAAAGCAAATATTATGACTGTGTATGCAATGTCGAGTGCAGCTAACGGTGAAATTAAACTTTATAATGAAATAGGTAGTGGTGCAACTGCTGCTCAATTAATTTTTCATGGTAAGTTTGGTGCAGCCGCTGACGCAGTTCAGGAGTTTAAATTACCAGGAGCTGGTATTTATGCTGACACTGGAATATATGCCGATGTAACTAACGTAGACTTTTTATACATAGTCGGAACATTTTAGAGGAATAGCCGATGGCAAATACAACATCAGGCTCGTATACATTTGATAGAACTTTTTCAATTGATGAAGTAATTGCTGAAGCATACGAAAGACTTGGTCTAGTAGGCACTGCAGGACATCAAATCAAAAGTGCTAGAAGATCATTAAATATTCTTTTTCAAGAATGGGGTAATAGAGGACTACATTTTTGGGAAGTGGCAGATACTAATATAGACCTTTCCGAAGGAACTCAGAGTTACGCTTTTTACAGAAATAGCGCAGATGGTACAAGTGCCACTACAACACCATCAAACGGTATTTATGGAATGAGCGATATTATGTCAGCTTCTTACAGAACTGGCTATGATACTACTTCACAAACAGATTTACCTTTAACAAAAGTCAGCAGAGACACATACACTGCTTTTTCAAATAAATTAGTTGAGGGAACTCCAAGTCAATTTTGGATTCAAAGATTTATAGATAGAACAACTATCACAATTTATCCAACTGCTAATTCTACAGCGGCAAGTAATTATATTAATATTTATTATGTGGCGCGAATACAAGATGTTGGAGCTTATACCAATGCATCTGATGCACCATATAGATTTATACCTGCAATGGTTTCAGGTTTATCTTATTATCTAGCTCAAAAATTTGCACCACAAAGAGTTCAAGAAATGAAATTATTATATGAAGATGAATTAGCTAGAGCGTTACAGGAGGATGGATCATCAGCTAGTGCGTACATCACGCCTAAGACTTATTATCCAAATATATAATGGCACGATTTGCAAAAGGTAGAAATGCATTAATGCTTTCGGACCGTTCTGGTGCGGCATTTCCTTATAACGAAATGGTTCAAGAATGGAATGGTCTTTGGGTCCATACATCTGAATACGAACCTAAGCAACCACAAATAGATCCAAGGCCCGTGGGCGCTGATCCTCAAGCCTTACAACATGCAAAACCAGCTCGAGTCGAATTCCCAGTTCAAGATATTTTACCAAATAATCCATTTACAACAACCGCTGCTTCTGGAACCTTAAGTGTTTCATTTCCAAACAATGGTTTAAATGCGGGCACATCGTATGTAAGATTTAGTGATATTTCACAACTGGTAGGTGGAGTTGCAATTTCAACTTTAGAATTATCTACAACATTAAATGGAGACCTAACTGATTCTGCTACATCAATTGTTTTAACTGATGGATCTGAATTTCCAACAGCTGGATATATTGTTATAGAAAAAGTTTGGACAGAAGCTGATTTAACAGCAGGAAATATTACTAATCCTTTATTAGTGGGTACTTACCAAAATGAAACAATTCAATATACAGGTAGGTCTACACATACTCTAACAGGATGCACACGTGGAACAGCTGCGCCTTATAGAGGAAACACTTTATCAGACACACCAGCTAATGCACATTCTTCTGGCGCAAAAGTATACGGATCTTATTTAGCAACAGCAGTTTCAACAACAGTAATAGTAGGTCCTAAAACATCACAAACAGAAACATTATATAATTCATTAACAGTTCCTTTAGTATCTAATGCTACAAGTACAGCAACAGGAGGCGGTTTTCAGTGTACAATTGGACCCGTTAATGATAGAGGTTAACTATTATGGCTGCATATACACTTTCAGATTTAGAAACTGACATTAGAAATTACACTGAAGTAGATAGTAATGTTTTTACTGGTGCTATTCTAGGTAGAATTATAGAAAATGCAGAATATAGAATTGCTTATGATCTTCCGATGGATTCTGATAGAAAACAAGCTCAAGCACAATTTGCAACTGATACTAATTCAATAAATATGCCAGCTGGATGTTTATTTGTAAGAGCTATTCAAGTATTTCCTTCTACGAGTGCAAGCACTGGCCAAGGCACATATTTGGAAAGACGAGATCAAACTTTCATACAAGAATATGTAGGGGAATTAACCGGAGACGAAGGATCTCAAACAGGTCAAGATACCACAGGATTACCTAAATACTATTCTATGTTCGGAGGAGCAACTGGAACTACTTCTAGTACTTCAGGAGGTATTTATATAGCTCCTACACCAGACGCTAATTATCAATATATTATTCATTATAACAAGATACCACCTGGTTTGGAGGACCAAACTTCTGGGACTTATGTCAGCAGATACTTTCCCCAAGGACTATTATATTGCTGTTTGTCGGAGGCATATTCTTATTTAAAAGGTCCAACTGATATGTTGACATTATACGACGGAAAGTATAAACAAGAACTACAAAAGTTTGCAGCAATGCAAATTGGGAGACGAAGACGAGATGATTATACAGACGGTACTATCCGTATACCAATCGAGTCGCCGCCTCAGTAATTAGGAGATAAACATTATGGCAATAACATCGGCAATTTGTAATAGCTTTAAACAAGAAATACTAGAAGCAGAACATAACTTCACAGCTTCTACAGGAAACACTTTTAATTTAGCTTTATACACAAGTTCAGCAACTTTAGGAGCGAGTACCACTGCGTACACATCTTCTGAAGAAATAACAAACACTTCAGGAACTTCTTATTCTGCTAAAGGACAAGCTCTAACAAGTGTTACACCAACATTAGATTCATCAACAGCAGTTTGTGATTTTGCAGATATATCTTGGTCATCAGCTTCATTTACCGCTAACGGATGTTTAATCTTTAATGATTCACATGCCACGGACGGATCGGTTTGTGCAGTAGCTTTTGGTGGAGATAAAACTGTATCTAGTGGAACTTTTACAATTCAGTTTCCTGCAGCAGCAGCAACTACAGCGATAATCCGGATAGCATAAGGAGGAACTCCTTATGGCATCAATTTGGGGTGGTGATAGTCCTTCAGTAGCCTGGGGACAGAACACCTGGCAATCTAATACTGTTGCACAATCATTAACAGCACCATCATCTTTAACTTCATCCATTGGATCAGTAGAAGCCTTTCCAGAACAAGGTTGGGGTTCGGACACATGGGGATTTGAAAACTGGGGTGAGAGTGCACTTGATATAAGTTTAACAGCACCTTCCGGTTTAACATCTTCAATAGGTTCTTTAACAGCTTTCAATGAAGAAGGTTGGGGCAGAACTACATATGGTAATGCGGGATGGGGAGTAACTTATTCCGTTGCATTATCTGGATTAGGTTTAACATCTTCACTTGGTTCAGCTGAAGTTGAACTTTTACAAATTCTTACAGCACCATCCGGTTTAACATCTTCTTTAGGCACACCCGTTACAGAAATTATAGTTCATATTAATACAGCTGGAATAGCTACAACATCTGTTGGAGCGTTAACAGAAGTTAGTGCTAATGCTGGTTGGGGTAGAGATAACTGGGGCCTTGAGCCATGGGGCGATACCCATGAACCAGTTATTACTTTAAGTGGACTTGGTTTAGCAACTTCTATCGGAGAAGTATCAGCATACAACGAGCAAGGTTGGGGCAGAGATCCTTGGGGTTATGAAAACTGGGGTGAATCTGCAATGACAGTTATTGTTGATGTTAGCTCTAGTGGAGTATCAACTACAAGTGTTGGAGCAATATCTCCAACTGAAATGTCTGTTGGATTAAGTGGTCAAAGTATTACATCATCAGTAGGAACACCAGGTTTAGCATACGGTGCAAGTACGGAACCAATATCAGGAATAGCAGCAACTTCTTCTGTTGGCGCATTGGGTTATGAAATAGGAGTACCATTAACTGGAGTTGGATCAACATCTGCAGTAGGTGCTATTGATCCTGCGGATGTAATGGGATTAACAGGAGTTTCAGTAACTGCTTCTATTGGTGATATTACTGTTACCGAAGAACAAATAGTTCAACCATCTGGATTAGGGTCGACTGTTTCTGTAGGCTCTATTTCATTAGACCAAATGACTGTTGGTTTAACAGCGCCATCTTCTTTAAATGCTTCTATAGGAGCAATAGCCCCTAATGATGTAATGGGATTAACAGGAGTTTCAGCAACTGTTTCAGTAGGTGAACTTTCACCTTTATATTACAGAGAATTAGTTTATAATACTAGTGGAAATTACACAGATAAAGATTATGATGACAGTGCTACATATACTGAGAAAACACATGCTGGATAAATAGGTTGACTTGTTTTTCAAAACATAATATTAATAACAATAATTAGGAGATTAAATAATGGCATCAACATATACACCTCTCGGCGTCGAATTAATGGCAACTGGTGAAAACGCCGGTACATGGGGAACAAAGACTAATACAAATTTAAATATCATAGAACAAATAGCAGGCGGTTATGCCGTACAAACTCTAAATGCTGCAGGCGGAGGAGCTAATACAACAGCTTTAGCTGTATCAGATGGCTCAACAGGAGCAACTTTAGCTACAAGAATAATTATTTTAGGCGCTGAATCTCCTCAAGCAATTACAGGAGCTAAAATTGTAACTTTTCCTAATGATGTTGAGAACTTTTACTTAATTAAAAATAGTACAAGTGGAGCCTATACAGTTCAGCTTAAAACAGCTACTGGATCAGGTGGTACAGTAACTTATTCCACTACAGATAAAGGATGGAAAATTATTTATATTGATGGTGCAGGAAGTAATCCTAGTGTTGTCGATACTGGTTTTTCAACTACAGCTGGAGATGTAACTCTTACAGGAACACAGACTTTAACAAACAAAACTTTAACTTCACCAGCTATTGGAACATCTATTTTAGATACTAATGGAAATGAATTAATAAAAATAACCGCGACAGGTTCAGCGGAAAACGAATTTACAGTAGCCGCGGGAGCTAGCGGAAATGGCCCAACTCTTTCATCTACAGGAAGTAGTGATAGTAATATTGATATTAATATCACCCCTGCAGGAACAGGAGATGTTGTTTTAGGAGCAGATACGGTTAAAGTTGGAGATGCGGCAGCAGCAGCAGTTTTAACTTCTAATGGCGCTGGAACTTTAACGGTTACAACGGGTGGAACTACTGACTTAGTTTTAAGTACAAATAGTGGTACAAACTCTGGAACATTTACAATTACAGACGCAGCTAACGGTGCTATGACTATGGCCCCTAATGGCTATGGAAAATTCACAATTGATGGATTAGGAGCAATTGAATCTGTTGCAGAAAAAGTTACTATAGATGCAACTGCAGCTACAGGAACTATAAACTATGATGCAACAACTCAAGCCGTTTGGTATTTTACATCAGACGCTTCAGGAGATTGGACAATTAATCTTAGAGGTGATGGTTCTAATACAATGAACACTATTATGGCAACGGGAGAATCTTTAACTCTTTGTCATCTAGTAACTATAGGTAGTTCTGAATACAGAAATACTGTTGTTCAAGTAGATGGAACTACATCAGGTGTTACAACAGAATGGCAAGGTGGAGCAGCCCCAAGTGAAGGAAATGCGAGTTCAGTTGATTCGTACGTGTATACTGTTATTAAAACAGGTGCATCAGCCTACACAGTGTTTGCTTCAATGACACAGTACGCATAATAGAAGGAGGAAAGAATAATATGCCTTTATTAGGAACAAGAGGAGCAGCATCCGCAAGAGGCTTCGGGAAAGATAATGGACCTTCAGCAAAATTTATAACAGCTTCAGGTGGAACAGAAACAACAGACGGCGATTACAGAATTCATACATTTACAGGACCAGGAACTTTTACTGTTTCAGCTGTCGGCAATGCTGACGGATCAGAAGCAGCTGACTATATAGTAGTAGCTGGTGGAGCCGGTGGCGCAGGTCGTCACGGTGGAGCTGGCGGAGCCGGAGGTTACAGAGAATCTCCAGGTACAACTAGTGGTTATACGGCTTCTCCTTTAGGAGCTAGCCCTGCAGCAGCAGTTACACTTTCAGCAAGTCCTGGATCTTATCCAATTAGCGTTGGAAACGGAGGTCCTTCTAGTGCTGGAAATGGATCAGGTTCTAGTGCTTTAAGTATAGACTCTGCCGGCGGAGGCGGAGGCGGATATTTTAATAACAGTCCAAAAGCTGGACAACCCGGAGGATCCGGTGGCGGATCTGGCGGAGGATTCGGCGGACAAACTGGAGGCGGAAGTGGAAACAGTCCACCCGTATCACCAGCACAAGGAACAAACGGCGGCGCAGGAGCAGGCTCTGACGGAGATGGATCCGGTGGAGGTGGCGGAGGCGCTATAGCAGCTGGACAACCAACACCAAATAATCGTACTGCAGGAACAGGCGGCGCAGGAGCAACAACAGGTATAACAGGTTCAAACACTTCTTATTCTGGTGGTGCCGGAGGTGGCTCAAATGGTCCAACATCCCCTGGAGGAACAGGCGGTGGTGGTTCTACTAATCAACCTGGCACAGCTAATACTGGCGGTGGCGGTGGAGGCGGAACATCTGGCCCTCACAATAGTACAGGTGGTTCTGGTGGTAGCGGAATTGTTAGAATAAGATATAAGTTTCAATAGTACTTATTAACTCGTAGAAAGATCTATATGTCACAGAAAGTGATACCTTTATTTGCATCACCTATATGTTTATTTGAATTAAATATATCTAAAGAACACCAAGATAAAATTGAATCTATTCTTCATAAGTTAGAATATGAACCTGCTGACAACCGAGAATGTTATCTGAGCAGGGATGTGTATTTATATAATAATAAAAATATATATAGTCCCCTCACTACATTAAAAACAAAAATATTAGACTCAATTAACTTATTCAATGAAGAAGTTATGAGTTATAAAAAAACAGAGTTTGAAATAACAACTTCATGGGCAACTAGGTGTAGTTTTAATGAAGAATCTGGAAGACACAAACATTGTAATAATATGTACTCAGCTGTCTATTATAATAAATGTCATGACAACTCTTCTAAAATAGAATTTCATAACAATAATTGGAGTAGTCATAATTATGATCTAGGGGTATCAGAATATAATCACTTTAACTCAAGCACGTGGTCTATAGAACCCAGAGATAAACTTTTAATTGTTTTTCCTTCTTCTATGTATCATAAGATATCTAAGAATTTAGGTCCAAAACCGAGATATTCTATAGCTTGTAATGCAAGACCTCTACCACCCTATGGTTATAGAGATAGTTATATAAAATAATACATTGACTTTAACGAACAAAATTTATAAATAGTATATATGGCAAGTTTCGCAAAAATCACTGAAGACAATGAAGTTCTACAAGTCCTAGCGGTTGACGACAAAGATGTGCTCAACGCTGAGAACGTAGAAGAGGAAGCAGTAGGTCAAGCATATCTAGAAACCCATAATAATTGGCCAGCACATTTATGGATTCAAACTTCTTACAACACACATCAGAATACACACGTACTGGGTGGTACTCCTTTTAGAGGAAACTACGCAGGTATAGGTTATACTTGGGACGCAGCTACTAATAATTTTTGGCCTGAACAACCTTATCCATCTTGGATAAAAAATACTACAGATGCTCGTTGGGATTCACCGCTCGGTGCAGAACCTACACTAACAGCAGAACAACTAAGTGATAGAGAAGCAAACACTCATGGATGGATGTGGACGTGGGATGAAACTGCTTATCAAAACGATAACACCACTGGTTGGACATTAGTCGACGAACTAGCTTAATTTTTTTTTTGATCTATATCAAAACGATAGCAACATCATCTGGATGTTGGTTGACGTCTTAGTGTATTTTTAGTATACACATTTTATAAAAGCATAAAGATGAATAAAGAAATATTATCAGAGACAGCTGTTTACAGTGGGGAAATAAAATTACCTGAAGGTGTTGAAATAAATTCAGAAACCTTACGTGCCGATGTTTTATCTTATACCTCTGAGCCTAACAATTTTCCATTTTCTAGAAGTGTGGATATATTAAATACATATATAAGAGATTTTTTTATGTTGAAACATCGTAGATTCCTTATAAAAAAAGATACGGTTGGTAGTATATATAAACCAAACGAACAATCTCTTCCAGTAATAGAAGTAGACCCAATGGATTTAAGAAATTCTGTGGATTATGTTTTGCTTTATGGAGTTAAGGTAGATAAAAATTCTTGCAATGTTGTGATAGAGTATGATGACAATAAATTCAAAAATAAATTTTTTGAGACAGGATTGAACACTAATCATTTTGTAATGTTTCCAGCTCATTTAGTTTATAGAATAACTCCTAATTTATCTAGTCAACAAAACTATATCTTAACTTTTACTTATGAATCTAAATAATTATTATTACTATTATAAGTCTGCCCTATCTTCTTATTTGTGTGATCGAATTATACAACTGGGTTTACAACAAACAAAACAACAAGCCTTAACCGGTGGCTTTGGCGACAGAGACCTAACGAAACAACCATTAAAAAAGAAAGAACTATCCACTTTAAAAAAGAAAAGGAACTCACATATAACTTGGTTAGAACACCCATGGATATATAGTGAACTGGGTCCTTATATACATGAAGCTAATGAAAAAGCAGGTTGGAATTTCCAATGGGATTGGAGCGAGCCGTGTCAATTTACAAAATATAAATTAAACCAACACTATGATTGGCATTGTGATAGTTGGACTGAGCCTTATAACACTCCCGATAATCTAGGCTTTCATGGTAAAATTAGAAAGCTATCTGTTGCTCTTTCATTATCTGATCCTAAAGATTATAAAGGTGGTGATTTTGAATTTGATTTTAGAAACAAGGATCCTGATAAAAAAAGACATGTTGTTAAATGTAAGGAATTAAAAACTAAGGGCAGTATTGTTATCTTCCCTAGTTTTGTGTGGCATAGAGTAAAGCCTGTAACAAAAGGAAAGAGATATTCTTTAGTTATGTGGAATCTAGGACATCCATTTAAATAGTATTATGAACAATCAAAATTATTTCCTTCAAAAAAATTTCATTAAATTTGAATATGAATTAGACTTTAATAAATTATTCGAAATTCTCTCTGTTAATAATTTTAAAAGTAATCTAATGTCTCATTGGATGCTTGACCATGTTCTTGAAAGCTGCTTTAAAATAAAAAATGTTGAGAAAGAAGAATTTTTCTATGATACTTATAACAAATTAAATAGTTCTTTAAACCCAGAAAACTTACCAAGTGATTTAGATATATTTTTTTCAATAATTAAAGGAGCAAGAGGTCCCGCTCATAAAGACATAGAATCAGTTAACATATTCGGAGTGTATGGTAGAACACTTTATTTTATTGATAATGAAGAAATAATTGTAGAGAAAGGAGATAGATTGTTTATAGGAAAAGGAGTTAAACATCGATCATTAGGTTTAACACCTAGAATAATTTTATCGTTTGGGGTACATGACTAAAAAAAGCTTTCAACAGATGAGATATATAGTAATTAGAAAAGCGGTTTCCTCTGACCTAGCGTGTTTTGTTTATAATTATTTTTTAATGAAAAGACAGGTGGCAGAAACAATGCGTAATACTCAATATATTCCACCATCAACAACAGATTGGGGAACATGGGAGGACTCTCAGGTGCCTAATACATATTCTCACTATGGGGATATAGCAATGGAAACACTATTATTAAAGGTACAACCAGTTATAGAGAAAAAAATTAAATTAAGGTTATCTCCAACTTATTCATATGCAAGAATTTATAAAAACGGAGATGTTCTTGCTAGACATAAAGATAGATTTAGTTGTGAGCTTTCAGCAACAATGAATTTAGGTGGGGACCATTGGCCAATTTATCTAAACCCTAATCCAAAAGGTGGACATGTATATGGTCCACTTAAAGGTGTACATGGTGTTCAAGATTATCAACCATCAAAGTCTAAAGGAGTTAAAGTAGATTTAAAACCAGGAGACATGTTAGTATATTCTGGGTGTGAACTAGAACATTGGCGAAAAGAATTTAAAGGAGATGAATGTGCCCAAGTTTTTTTACATTATAATATAGATGATTATTTGAGTAATACAGTTGTTAGAGGTAAAGCAGCTAATATATATGATACGAGAAAACATTTAGGACTACCAATAGCTTTTAAACATCGTGACGCGGAATAGCACTAAAGATTTTTTAAAGTTATTAAAAAATATAAAGTACCCACAACAGAAAGAAGGGTGGGATGTAGAAGGGATATTACATGGCTCAGCCAATCAATCATATAAATTTGACCTTAGACCAATTAAAAAATTTGAAGATAGTACAGAAGGAAAGATAGGATTCTTTGATACAAAAGCAGAAAAAATGGTATTTAGTTTTAAGAACAAATGGATTATTTTGGACATAGAAGAATTACATGAGTATATTCAAAAAAATAAGATTACCGATCTATTACTACAGAATTTAATAATAGATCTAACCTGGAATATAATTATAAATAAATGAAACAAGATACTTTTATATATCAATCAAAAGTTAGTACGAAAATATGTAAAGACATATTAAAATATTATCATGACAACCAAGACAAAGTTCTTGAAGGCATTGTGGGAATGGGAATTGATAAAGATGTAAAAGAATCTAAGGACATATCTATCCAACCGGACTTTAATGATTACCCCTTCAATGAATATAAAAATCAGTTACAGAAATGTATTGATAAGTATAGAAAAAAATATCCAGAACTAGATAGTTTATTACAGAGGTGGGCTATAACTGAAGCATACAATATTCAATGTTATAAGCCAGGTGGAGGATTTAAAAAGATACATTGTGAGAGAGGTTGTGTACATTCTTCCCCAAGAGTACTTGTGTTTATGACTTATTTAAATACCGTTAAAGATGCAGGAACATCTTGGCCTAAGCAAAAATTTACTTCTGATTGTGTTATAGGAAGCACTCTTATTTGGCCAACAGATTGGACCCATTCCCATGTAGGTATCATCAATAAGAAAAAAAAGAAATGTGTTATTACTGGATGGTACGGTTTCAATGGAGAAGGAAACTGTTGTCAATGACAATTAAAATAAAAAAGATTGAAAGCTATTATCTTATTACCAAGATAAAAGAGCATAAAGAGATTAAGAAGGAACTGCTATCTTTAATAGATAAAATGCCTCCATCTTCTTATGAGAATATTTCCAAGACTGATTGGAATATTCCTTCAGATTATAAAAGAGAATACTTAGATCTTTTCTATAAAATTATAACTCCTTACATGAGGGAAATACAGGAGCTGTTAAAAGAGAAATCCTGGGAAATCAAGAATACATGGTTTCAACAATACTATGAGAATGATTGTCATGAATGGCATAGGCATGCAAAAACAAATTTTGGTAATACTTTTTATTTAGAACTTCCAGATAATAGTATGACAACTACAATAAGGCCTTTATTAAATAGTAAACAAACATATAAGATAAAAGCGGAAGAAGGAGATTTACTTACTTTCCCTGCTTTCATGTCTCATACATCAGAAAAAATTAAGAGTAATTCACGAAAAACTATCATAGCTTTTAATAGCGATTTCATGTAAGCTAGATTTCTCACTTTCTTTATATTAATAACTAATATATAGTGAATCATATGCTGCAAAAAATAGCCTTTTTACCTGGATTTAATAAACAAGTAACCGCTACGGGTGCTGAGTCGCAATGGACTGGTGGGGAAAATGTCCGTTTTAGATATGGTACTCCTGAAAAAATAGGTGGTTGGTCTTCTTTGGGAGATAAGAAATTAACAGGACCTACTCGGGCTATTCATCAGATGGTTAATAATGGTGGTATTAAATACTCTCTGCTAGGAACTAATAGAATTCTATATGTTTATTCTGGAGGAGTTTTTTATGACATTCACCCTTTAGTTAATCCATCAGGTACAGCTCTTACGAACGCATTCAGCACAACAAATGGAGATCCGGAAGTAACAATTACATTTTCATCTACACACAATATTTTAGCTGGAGACATTATTTTATTTGGGGATACAACTACATTTACTGCTATTACAGGTTCTGATTTTGGTGCTTCAGATTTTTGTGATAAAAAATTTATGGTCACTAGTGTACCAACAGCCGCTACTCTTACTATTACAATGGATAGTAATGAAACTGGAGCAGGCGCAACTACTTCTGGAGGGATAACTTATTATCAATATTACCACGTAGGACCTGCGGATCAGGTTGGGGTTTATGGATGGGGTATTTCTCAGTTTGGTGGTAGCGTAACTAATCCACAAACTACTACTTTAAATGGAGCACTAGGTGCTGATGCATATGGAACCGGAAGTTCTGGAACCACGATTACTGTAGCTAGTACTACAGGATTTCCAGCTAGTGGAACAAATTATATAAAAGTTGATAATGAAGAAATATCTTACACAGGTCTCACTGCCACAAGCTTCACAGGAATTGTTAGAAATGTTAGAGGAACAACAAACGCTTCTCACAGTAATGGCGCCACTGTTACAGACTATAGTAATTATGCTGCATGGGGCCAAGCAGCAGCTACAACAGATAAAGTAGCAGAACCAGGACTTTGGTCTTTAGATAATTTAGGAAGTACAGCTCTTGCATTAATTTGTAATGGAGCAGTTTTTGAATGGGATGCAGATCCACTCAGAGCAGTAGAAACAAGAGCAACAATTGTTAGTGGTGCACCAACAGCGTCACGTGATATGTTAGTCTCTACTCCGGATCGTCACTTAGTTTTATTTGGAACAGAAACAACAATTGGAGATACGGATACACAAGACGATATGTTTATAAGGTTCTCGGACCAAGAAGATATTACTACCTGGGCACCAACAGCAACCAATAGTGCTGGTACACAAAGACTGGCCGCTGGATCACGGATCATGGGAGCTAAGCTTGGTAGAAATGCTCTTTATGTTTGGACCAACACATCTCTATTTACTATGAGATTTGTGGGAACTCCTTTTACTTTCGCCTATGAACAAGTAGGTACTAACTGTGGATTGATTGGTAAGAATGCAGCCGTTGAGGTTGATGGTGCTGCATACTGGATGTCTGATAATGGTTTCTTTAGATATACTGGTAACTTAGAATCAATGGACTGTTTAGTTGAGGATTATGTTTATGATGATTTAAATACAACATCTGGTCAATTAGTATATTGTGGAATTAATAACTTGTTTGGAGAAGTTATGTGGTTTTATCCAAAAGCAGATTCAAACGTAGTAAACAGATGTGTTATATATAGTTACTTAGACTCTACCTCTGAAAGACCAATTTGGTATACTAACGCAAGCTCTGTATTCCCACGAACTACGTGGGTAGACTCAGCTGTATTTGGTTTACCTCATGCGACTGCTTATGATGCAGGCGTTGATTCATCTTATGATGTGTACGGAAACACAGATGGAGTTTCATATTATTATCAACACGAAACAGGAGTTAATCAAGTTAAGATAGGAACTGTAAGCGCCATCGCAGCTAACATTACTTCAGGTGATTATGATATTACACAGAAAGTAATTAGAGGTGCAGCTACTTCACTAGCTGATTTAAGAGGGGATGGAGAATTTATGATGAGAGTAAGTAGGGTACTTCCTGATTTTATTGCTCAAGCTGGAAATACAATTGTTCAATTAGATTTAAGAAATTATCCTAATGATTCCGCAGCTAGTTCCTCATTAGGTCCTTTTACAATTACATCAAGTACGCAAAAAATTGATACTAGAGCTAGAGCTAGAGCTGTAGCATTAACTATATCTAATACAGCAATTGATGCGAATTGGAAATTAGGAACCTTTAGATTAGATATACATGCAGGAGGAAGAAGATAATGGCAAAAATAGTACAAGCATTAACAAGAGCTAGTAAAGAATATAGAGAAGATGTAGCACAATCTTTAGTAAGAGATTTAGATGCTGTGTTAGAGAAATTAAATAGTACTTTTCAAGAAGAATTAAAACAGGAGATAGAAGCTAGAGCTTTCTTTTTAGAATAATGGCAGTAGTAAACCAATATAAATTTGCAGGGCTAGACGCCAACACGGACAACACAGAAAAGAATCCTTTTGGATCTGGTAATCCTTTGGTAAGTGAAACCTATGTAATTAAATCTATTATAGTTAAATCTGCGAGCAACCCTACGCCTACAGTAACAAACGATGGTATTGTTGTTATACAATCAGCCGCATTAACAGCCGATACTAGCAAAGAATTATTAACCCAACCGTTAATAGTAGAGGGTGGAAAAACCCTTACAATTAAAGCAGGTAGTGCCGATGCCTTTACTTTTGGGGTAAGCTACCTAAACATTAAAAAAGAGGTAACAACATAATGAAAGTATTAGAACCCAAGGAAATAATAACAACAATATCTAATAAAAAAACAGGAGAAGTCTATAAAGACGAAGAAGCTTTAAAGGCTGCTAATATTCCAGAAGAAGATGTGAGACGGGATGTTAAGGTTATTATGCCTGCTCTTGATTTATTCGCAAAAACAAAGTAAACTAATCAACTCAGGAGATTTAATATGTTTGAAGAAAAAATGTCAGAAACCATTGAAGCCGGCGCACCTAGTATCAAGTATAATAGAGGTGATGTAAGAATGGGTCAAGGTCAAGAAGACCAAAGATCCATGCAAATAGCAGCTCAAATATGGGAACAAATGGAACCCCAACAAAAAGTACAGTTTGGAAACTTTGAGAAATTTTATCAAAGCGGAATCTGGAAAAAGATTTTACAACAAATACAAGTGGACCAACAAGGTGATCAACAAGGTATCGCTTCACAAATGCCTAGAGGCATGATGGAAGAACAAGTCAATATGAGTGAAAGAGTACCAGCAAGATTGGGTCGTTTTATGGACGAGTCAGTTACAATGGATGAACGAATTAAAGTCCCAAGTGGGATTGAAACAATTAAAGAAACAGACACCATGGAGATGGCAGGTGGTGGAGCAAGAGGATGGAAGGCACAAATGTTGGCGCAGCAACTTGTAGATGACAAATATCCAGGGCAAGATTTAGATTTTTATGATCTTCCCCAGGACGAACAATTTAAAATCTACAATATAGCGCTGGACATGATCGACTCTGGAGGAGAGTAACCGTGCCATTCAAATCAGAAGCACAAAGAAGATATCTATGGGCTAACGAACCGGAGATCGCAAGAGACTGGTCCGATACCTATGGAAGTAGAATTCAAAAAAGTAATGGTGGTATAACTAGTACTAAAACAGTTAAAGGCCAACCCCATTTATTAGCATACATTACACCCGGCGAAGCAAAGACATTACAAAGGTTAGGTGGTAAAGAAACCATGACCGAGAATGGTGTACCGGCCTATCCTTATTGGGATAATGATCCGGGCGCAACAAGTAAAAAAGATTATGATACAAAACATGGTGATCCTACTAAAGATGATAGTTGGCAGAGAACAAGTTGGGACCCTGGATATGAACAACCCGCAGCTCAAAAAGAGATGTGGGAGAAAGCTGAAAAAAAACAAAAACTTCTAGACGCTGGTGTTGATAAAAATGACGATGGCAAAATAAGTTGGCTAGAACAACGTAATTATAACTGGCAAACAAAACAACAAAATTATTATAATAAGTCTACTAAAAAATCTTTAGCTAATAGATTAAACAGACAATTAAAAACAAAGATGTTTAATGCAGACATGACAATTGAAGAATTAATGGCTGGTGCAGAAAATTTAAACCCAGCTAATGTGATGACCAACTGGAGTGGAAAACCACAAGAAGATTGGCAAAAATATGCAGGTACTGGACAGGGCTGGGCGTTTGATACAATAGGAAAATACGGAGGAGCTAAAAATTTTTCTTACGAAGATGCTATGGGCTACATAGACAAACTCAATGCAGGCCCACAACAATGGAAAGATCCCAACAGTAAGGAAGCCGATTGGTTACAACAAATGGCTTATTACCAACCAAATAGATATGCTCTGCATACAGGACCACATGACGATGGTGGAGATCAACAACAAATGAATGATGCGGAATATCAAAAATGGTTATTATCTCAACAAGGGGGCGGCAACGTTGGAGGAGACGTGGCTACAGACTGGAAAACTGAACCATGGGATGTAGATCAAAAAGTTATTTATGAGGATTATGGAGCTAGAGATGGCGGAAGAATACCAGCAGCTTTCGGTGGTATCATGGACAGTGGAACAGGAAGAAGAGCCTACGGTTTAGGTAGTTTATTTAAAAGTGTTAAAAAATCTATAAGTAAAGTTTTAAAAAGTGACATAGGTAAAATGGCAGTACTCGGGTTAGGTGCATACTATGGTGGTGGTGGTAAAATGTTTGGTCTAAGACCTAGTGCTCCTGGTTTTAGTTTTACTAATTTTTTTAGTAACAAAAATCCTCTTTTATTTTCTGCCGGAAAAGGAAAAAATTTGGGCTCACAAGTATTTGATCCTTTAAAAATGGCAGGTTTAATTACATTAGGTGGAGCTGCGATGGGCACTAAAGCAAAACCAAATGAAACAAGTTTTACTGACAGAGGTGGAAGTTTAATAGATCCTTTAACAGGAGAAGCAGCCAAACCAGCAGAAATGGTAGCCTCATTTAAAGAAGCTTTAGACAGCGGTGATCCAGAACAAATAGCAAAAGTTAAAAATGCTTATCGTTTTTTAGGACCTGATCTGAGATTAGGAACTCACCTACCTTATGAAACTTACGGCGTTAAAGATGGTGGAAGAATTGGATATGCTGCAGGTAAAGAAGTATTACCATTAATAGACATGGGTGGAAAAGAAAAAGATTATAGAAACAATGGAGGATTCGTACCTCTTGGAAGAGAAGAAAGAGCTGATGATGTACCAGCTAGATTAAGTAAAAATGAATTCGTTTTCACGGCCGATGCTGTAAGAGGTGCAGGTGGTGGAGACATTGACAAAGGCGCAGAAGTCATGGAAAACGTGATGAAGAACCTAGAGCAAGGCGGAAAAATTTCAGAAGAAACACAAGGAAACGCTGGCGCTCAAGAGATGTTTAGTGTATCAGAGAGAATAGGAGAAGTATTATAAAATGGCAATAACAGAATCAAGAGCATTACCCCCACAGTTTGTCGAAGATCTAGGTAAAGATTACGCAACGCAGTTAACTAATTTAACTGGAAAACAATTAGACACCACAAAATTCCAACCAATGGTGGCTGCCCAAGACCAGGCACAACAAGATGCTTACTCGCTGGCAACAACTACTGGTCAAGGTATCGGGGCTTATGCACCATACTTAACAGCAGCTGGACAATATCAAACAGGAGCTGGACAATACGCAGGTATCCCTACAGCTATGAGAGGAGCCCAAGATTATGTTGGACCTCAAGCATACCAACCTTTCATGTCTCCTTATCAACAAGATGTTATTGATGCAACAATGCAAAAGTTTGATACACAAAGAGGAAAAGATATAAGTGGTATAGGTTTAATGGCAGCCCGATCTGGAAACTTAGGTGGTGGTAGAGAAGGTGTAATGAGATCAGAATATCAAAACCAATCTAATTTAGACAGAGCTGCTTTGATGGCACAATTACAACAACAGAATTTTCAACAAGCTCAACAAGGAGCAGGAACAGCATTTTCACAAATGCAACAAATGGGAGCCGACCAACAAAGAATGGCTCAACTAATGCCACAATTACGTGGACAAGATATTTCAACGTTGGGTCAAGCGGGCGCGTCTCAACAAGCACAAGCACAAGCTGTTCTTGATCAAAAACGAGAAGCGAATCGAATGGCTGCGTACGAACCTTATGAAAGACTTGGATACTTCGGCACAGGTATCGGTGGTTTATTTGGTAGTGCGATGGGTCAGTACCAATCACAAGTAACACCAAACCAATCGCCGTTGCAACAGGCGTTAGGTATAGCATCAATGGGATTAGGAGCTTACAAAGCACTTAATAAATAATATGTTTAATAGAACTTTACAACGACCAATGTTTAGAATCGGCGGTTCTGCTGGCACAGGGATCACGACTGGATTAAATACACCTAAAAGAGGTTTAGTTAATGGACCAGGAAAATATTCTCAATCTGAAGATAATACACTAGACAACGAAATCATCAACCAGAGAAAATTACGAAGTGATGTAGATTTTTTAAAATCTGAAACGGGAGACATCCCAAAACGTGAACCATATCCTTATAAAGCTTCAGATTTTTTTATGGGACTAGGTTCAGGAATACTAGCACAGCCAGGAGGTCAACCTATATTTCAAACAATAGGTAAGGCCGCACAAGTTCCACTTGAAACATTACAAAAAACTCAACTGGCAACTTGGGGTGAGGGACAAGACGATAAAGTACGTCAGTGGCAAAGTGATAAAGAACTTGTACTATCAGCCTATAAAAATATGAATAAAGAGGACAAAGATAAGTTATGGGCTACAGCTGTAGGCTACCATAAACATGCAGGAATAAATCCTGAAACAGGAGAAGCATTTAAAAGTCCACAAGAAGCTTACACTTTATTGCTTAAAGAAAAATTTGGTAGTGAGTACAGAAAACAAGAACATCCAGATGAGACTGCACTAGAAAAAAAAATAAGAGAAGAAAAAAGATTAAACCAAGAAGTACAACTATTAATAACACAGTTTGATTTAGGAAAACCTGATGCTGTAAAACTGCAGAAGTTTATGGAAGATGACATAGCAGGTAAATATAAACTTCCTTCCGGAGGTTCTGGAGGTGCAGGTCGTAAGTACCATATTGAACCTGATGATGTTATAGCGGCAGATGATCCAAAAGATAAGAGACTAGCCATCAAAAATTATGATCCAGACAAAGACGATTATGAAGATGGCACAATCTATATAAATTTTAGAAATAATATAGTATACGTTAAAAAAGGACCGTTATTTATTCCATATGATGACTATATGGCAGAAACTATAAATATAGATTAGGAGGTATAAATGGTGTTCGGTTTTGATCCTCGAAAATTAGTCGACGAAGAAAAAAAATTAAAGAAAGAAGAAGTCGTAGAAGCTGTTGATAAACAATTAAGCTTCGACGATGTAGTCGAACAAAATGAAACGCGCTTAAGAAAACGAAGCAACATTAAAAATGCTTTGGATAGTGTTAGTGAAATTATACGAGAATATAAATACAGAAAAAAACATGGTGACGATGCTTACTATGATGAGAAATTAAAACAAGATCCAGACTTTAGAGATCCAAGAGATTATACCGAAGAAGAAAACAAACAATATTATAGAGACGAGATGGCTTCCATGAAAGGAATGCTTGAAGGTGCTACATTAGATTTTGAAACATATGATACTGTGTGGGAAGAAGGTACAGGACCTACATTAGAATCTGAATACGGTGACAAAAAAGAAAAACAAACTTTTACAGACGAGAGTACATTTGGAGGAATGAAAATATCTTCAAAAGGAATTCCTTTTGAAAGTGAAGTAGGTATAACTGAATCTATTTATAGTGCGGTGGCATCTGCTGCTATTAAAATTCCAAAAGGTTTTTTAAATCTTGGAGCAATGATCATGGATTGGGCTGGAGACAAAGATATTCCTGTCGACAAAGGTAAAGTAGCTCAATTAGAAAATTGGTGGGACCAAACTTTTATTGGTCATGTTGAAAAATATGCTGAAGAGAAAGCAAGAGAAACTGCAGTTGGAAAAATAACTGAAACACTTGTACAATTATATGGTGGATGGAAAAGCGTTGGAAAGTATGCTGATCAATTAACCACTACTGCATTTAAAATGTACAACAAAGCAATCAGTGGTCTTAGACAAGGTAAATATGTTAGGACTGCAGGAAGTAAACAAGGATATAAACTCGCTCAAGAAGTTTCTAAATGGAACAAACTATCTGGTAAACAAAAATTTGTCGGTATTTTTGTAGGGGGTGCAGTAACTGGTGGTGTTGTTTATGATGCAGAAAACATTGGAACCTTTGGGGATATATTTTTTGACGAAGGAGAACTCACAGCTTTAGATAGAGATGGTAGAGAGTCCGCTCAAGAGGATGCAATAAGAATGTTATATAACAAACTTAAGTTTGCAGGAGAAATGGGCTTTCCAATTATTCCAGCTATTATAGGGGGCGGTAAAGTAGCTAAGAGTATTACCAGTGGTGTCATGAAGAGAGCAGCTAATGCCTCTAAGTTTGATAAGTTTGTAGATAAATATGTAGCAAGACCTTTAAGATCCAGAGGACCATTTCCTGAAGAAGAATTCCAAGCTATTCAAAGATTAGAAGGAAAAAAATCCTCGGCTAATTTAATGGCTACAGATTATTTAAGAAACTTTGATCAAATTATAAAAAATATTTCTAAGTATTCTCAATCAGCTGCCAACAAATCTGGAATGAGTAATGAACTATCTGATTTAATTGTTAATACTATCCTGAAAGGTAAGTTAGGACTTAAAGGAAATAAGGTAGTTGTTAAAGGTATTGAGCCCAAGATGGCTGATGAATTCTATTCATCCTTAGTAAATAAATTGAAGGTATCCAAAGAAGATGCATTAAAATTAGTGCAAGAATTAACTAATGTTCACAGTTCCTGGGCTGATTTTTTAAATTTAGTGGTTAAAGGCAAGAACTTAAATGTTTCAGCCAAAGAATTTGTAGCATTAATGAAGGAAAGAATCGGCGATACATTATCTACAGAATATAAAATTTTTAAAGACAATGGTGTTAAACCCATTGCAGAGTACGCTCCAGCTAATGACATGATGGATGAAGTAGCTGAGATATTTGTAAGAAGTGCTAAAGCAAATCGTAAATCATTATCTAAAGACGATGCCATGTTGGTGGTTAAAGATATTATTAAGAACGTTAAACTAGATCCAGATACAGCAACACCTATATTTAAATATGAAGCAGCAGATTTTGCTAAAGAAAAATCTTTAATCACAAAGAATATTGCAGAAAATATTACAGGTGG